TGATCTTCCGTGTTTTCCATGTTATTCTCCATTTGCGAATGGCGAATGATTGTTGCGGTGCTTCTCTTTGCGAGAATACTTGGCTTCATTCTTGTGTGCTTGAACAGGCTTAATCGGTGTTCTACACACCGGCTTCGCCAACTTGATTTTGAAAGATAGTTTGTTCATTTTATCGCCTCATGCTTGATATGTCTTTTGCTTGTTGGCCATCGAAAACCGGGACAGCATTGGATTTATGCATGGTTGCAATACCAACAATTTTGTCGCCAGTGTATTTCATTGGTTCCGCCTTGGTGGCATTACCTAGACCGGTATCTAGTGATGGATGATATTTTGTTTCACGAACGAACGGCTTAGACACAACCGGAGAAACATATTGGACTGGCTTTACTTTTTTTGATGAAAAGTTGGTCGACATTGCGTTGACCGATTTTAGCCATGCATCATACTCAGCCTGTTTGGCTTTTGGAAGTTTCTTGGGTTTGGATTTTGCAATCCGTGCATAATACATGTTACATATCTCCATAAAAGATAAACGTATTATACACGAACCACAGATAATGTCAAATCATATGTTGTATGGAAACAACACTTCAAATTCGAAACTTTTGGGCTTTGAAATTGAATCTGGAATGTGACTCATAGGTATCGATTTCATCGTAATACTTTGATCTACGTTCCTTTTTTTGGATTTTCTTCTTACTATATTCCGAATCGTTATCGGAATAGTCATCGAAATAGTCCCGATCCTTACGGGGCTTTTTATACGATTTTGACATGCTACTTTTTAAAACAGGTTGGGAAAGTTCTCTTTGAGAAATTTGGCGGTCAAACCCTTGACGCCTAGGTCTTTGTTGAAAATACCCATAACAACTTCAGCCTCTCTTGGCTCCAGATTGTCTAGGTATTCAACCAATAGTTGTTCACGTTTCTTTTCAGTCAGTGAATCGGCAGTTGGATTGCCTTTTTGGAACAAGTATAGTTTACGCATCTCTGTGGTTAGTCGTGCATAACTCATACCTGCTGGGATATCTTTAGGTTGATAACTATCCGGTACTTCTTTGATGTACCAATCAATATTTGGATTGAATGTCAATTGGAGTACACCAACCAGAATATTATTCATGTTGTTTTGTAGAACCTGAACTTTTTCTTTTTTGCTGGATGCTTGCTCAAATTCATCCAAAATTTCATATACGTTTTTCATTAAAAATCCTCAATCACATCCATCAAATTTTTGAGTTTGTACTTAATAAAGTAGTTAAGCAATTTTTGTTTATTGCCGGGTTTGGTTTCGTTGTAGGTATTTATGATTTTGCTCTGTATATCGGAAGGAATCAAAGACAAGTCAATCAACACTTGGTTACGAGTAAAGCCAATTCTTGCCTTTTCTTCTTCCCATTCACCATAGTGTTCTGCCATAAACTTTTGCAATTTGGGCTTAGTAATAGGTGTTTGGCGTGTTTCGGTTACAAAACAGTCAGATGCGGAAAGAATATTTGGAATACCATCACCCTTATCACCACCGATGATCTTCTCTTTTAGATCAGCCAACGGGTTCTCGGAAATAATATACTTCTTCTGTGCAGGATTATACTGCTTAACTTTGTATGGTGAATTGGGACCATTAAACTTCTGCAATTGAAGGAAGTCACCATCACTGGAGATGATGATCACATTCTCATTGGCAATCTTATAGGGTACCAGAGTTCCAATCACATCATCCGCCTCTGCACCATCCACATCAATCACTTTGTATGGAAAGTAATCCTTGAGTTCTTGTTTGATCTTAGCAAGGATGTCAAAGATCAGATGCCAATCGAGACTGGACTTCTCACGGGTCTTTTTACGACCAGCTTTGTAGTAGGGAAAGAATTCTTTTCTCCAATACTTGCGGTTATCACAAGCTAGGACAATCTCACCGTATTGGCCTTTGAAGTTCTTAATGTGTGTGCGTAAGATGTTCAGGGATAGATGGCGAATCATGCCTTCTTCCAGTTTCATCTTCTTATCATTGGCAATTTGTGCCATCAAGCCTGCTAGTAGGACTTGGTTCAAGTCAACGAGAATCATTGTAAATCCAGAGTTATTTGTTGGAATTATATCACATGGATTTGAGTTCGTCAAACATTTTTTGGACAAACTCTCCGGATGTTGTTGTTTTTCTGCAAACAATCCCATACCAATCATCAGGTATCAGCATGGAAATATATTCCAAAGGTTTTACTAGGATTGCTTCGAATCTATCCAAGAATTTTGGATCGCCTTCCTCATCAACTTTGAAAAGGATGACATGGTAACAATCACCCATTGGTGACCCATCCAATTTTTCACCTTGATCGTTCAAGTTTTTGGTTTCAACATGTAAACTGCCATCTGCTGTATCAGTTGGCACAAAGAAGATTGCATCAGGATCTTCATTCTTAATGCTTTCAAATGCGGCTAGCACTGTAATCCTTTAATGTGTGATTTTCTCACTCTGACCATAATCCATGCGTTATAGTAATCGTCACTTTCGAGGGCACCACGAACAAATTGTTCTTTAGCTTCAAGATAGCCACATTCGCCTTTTGATTTGCAAAGGTGTATTATCTCTCTGCTGAAGTTTTCTTTGCCGTGCTGTGCAATCACTTTCTTCAGTTCTTCGTTAGACCCAAAGTAAGTCGGCCAATCACTAAACACCTTTATTCTCTTTTTCTTACCTTTGACTTGTTTGGTCTTAGATGAGTAAAAGAATTTTTTACCAATGTATTTTTTACCGTTAGGATCGGTGATCACATAGACGAAGCCGTAGTTCTCACCGATCATATCTTCCGTAAAAGATTCGTTATTATATTTCCAAGTTAGTTCGTCCATTCGTCATCATCAATATCAGAGTTATCATCCTCTATATATTCTGATTCGGTAATGTCTTCGATGTACTCGCCACAGAATGGGCATATTTCTGGTAGTTCCTCAGAAACCATTTCTTCATCGTATTGGATATCATATGATGAGTCGCAGTTATTGCATTCTGCTGTTATTATTTTTGTGGTCATCTTTATTCCTTAGTTTGCCCAAACATCACCCCAATCACCAGACAAAGCACCTTTGGCGTAATCGGTTGCACGATTCTCAAAGAAGTTTGTATGCGTTGGAGCATTGATCATTTCTTCAACCCATGGAAGTGGGTTACGTTTAACTTTAAAAATACCTTTCATTCCAAGACCAATCAATCTACGATCAGCAATGTAACGAATATACTTCTTGACTTCTTCCTTGGTTAACCCTTGCATCTCTGTAATACCAAATGCAAGGTCAATAAACTTGTCTTCAAGTTCAACCATGCGTTCAGCAATAGTGTAGATGCTGGATTTCAATTCGTCAGTCCAGATTTCAGGATTTTCATGTATATATGTCTTGAACATCTTCATCATATTCTCGGCGTGCATGGTTTCATCCACGATAGACCAAGTAACAATCTGACCCATACCCTTCATCTTACCTTGACGAGGGAAGTTCAGCAACATGATGAAAGAGGAGAACAACTGCATACCTTCAGTGAATGCACTGAACACGGCGATGTGGCGTGCAGTGTTCTCTTTCGTTCCATTCTTGGAAGCAATGTCTATAACATAATCATGCTTTGCTCTCATTTCTTCGTATTCCAAGAACTCACTGTATGTGGTTTCCGGTAAACCCAAAGTTTCGATCAAATGTGAGTAAGCGGCAATGTGCAAGGCTTCACGTGCCGCAAAACCCAATAGCATCATTCTTATTTCGGGCTGAGGGAAATAAGGAAGATAATTTCTAACGTAACCGCCAGCAACGTCAATGTCACCTTGCGTAAAAAAGCGGAAGATATGCGTGAGAAATTGTTTTTCATCTTTCGTGAGCTTTCTTTTCCAATCTTTTTCATCTTCCAACATTGGAACTTCGGTGTGCAACCAATGAATCTGTTCATGCTTGAGCCATGCTTCGTAGGCCCAAGGATATTGAAACGGTTTAAAACTGTTTCTTTCATCAGTCAGTTTGGAATTGTGTTTCTTAATCATTGAACCATGACTCCAATTGCTTCTGTGTCTGCATACCACTCATACGTTTAACTTCGATGTTTTCATCCAACATAACAAGTGTTGGAACACCACGGATGCCATAATCGATGGCCAACTCAGAGTGTACGTCAATATCTACTACTTC